TTTTACTTGGGCTTACTGGTGGATGGGTGGGATTGGGTGTAACTGTCGCAAGTGTCGCAGCTGGCTATTTACTCATGCGTGATAATGGAAATGAAGCAAATGCAATGCTCGACCAACAACAGGCTTATGCAGGCATGGCTGCAACGGAGCTTACAAAGCTTGAGGGAGCACAACGCCGAGCTGCCAATGAATCGCTTTCTCTGGAATTTGAAACACAAAGTAGCAATCTGAAAGCGCTGCAAAAAGACTTTACTGAATATTTGGCTGATCTTACACGCCAATATAAAGGCGTAGCAGAATTGGAGCGAATATATGGGCAACTACGAGCTGGCACTATAGACGTAGAGCAAGCCTTTCAAATGCTTAATCAGGTTGAAGCAATCAAAACCAGCGATATTAATAAGGCTGCTGATTTTGAGAAAAAGCATAAAGAGATTACTTCCACGCTCAGCAATTTAAAGCCAAAACTGGATCAGGTTTCAAAAAGTACAGCACAGGCTACTGGTGAATTTGAAAAGCAAAAAACAGTGATAGAAGGTGTCAAAGAGGCTTATGAGGCCTACATGAAAACTTTTAACGCTGATGTAAAACAGGCAGCAGCATCTAATTCTCTGGTTTCAAATTTCAAACTTTCTGAGAACGAGAAGGCAGAAATATTGAAAGTAGTGCAAGCCTTTGGTTATGACAAGGCTAAGCTTCAAACAGAGGAAGGGCGTAAAGCAATTGATAACGCTGTGAAGTTGGCTGGAATCCGAGATAAGCAGAAAACTACCGAAGATAGAATTGCAGAAACGGAAAAGAAAGCCACCGAACAAAAGAGACTTCAGCTTGAATATGCGAGAAAGCAGCAAATTATTTTGGCTGGCACTGATGAGCGCACAAGAAATATGTTGAAGGTGTATCAGGCATTTATGAACACTGGCGCTCTAAGTGACAAGCAGGCACGTTATTTAACAGCTGAGGTTGGCCGGGAAAATGATTTTAAAACCCAGAACCTTTATGGTGGTCATATTGATCATAATAATGGTGCTAAAAATCTTGGAATGCTTTCGTGGCAGAAGGATCGGGCAGGAAGTCTAGCTAACTCTTTACGCAGTAAAAATCTTATCGATAGTAGTGGAAACATCAAGCAAGTTCAGGAGGCTTTGGATGCGCAGGCAGCATTTTTTGTGAATGAATTGTTTAATGCTAAACGCTTTGCACCATCCAAAAACGCACTGCTTAAGAATGCTGATTATTCTGAACTTTCTAAAACTATAGGTAAGAATGGTATTGCGTGGGATTATGATGGCAGGAAAATTAATGCATTGCCGCATCATCAAAAAAGAGATGGCTATTTTGGACAGTTAAACACAATTCTTGGGCCTAATCCTGATGGAATGGTTGATTCACTTATTACCTCTTTAGCCAAAAGAGATGATGAGATGTATAACTATGCAGTAAAAATTGCAGAAGATCAGAAGGAGATTCGGGAGCGCTACTATACTGAGTGGCAAAGATTGGAAGAAGATAACCAGGAAAAGATCAAGGCTATTGAGAAAAATTTTGCCAATGACACAACGGAGCGTGATCGGCTTTTAAGTCTTCAACAGAAGTCCTATCAAGATGATGTAGAAAACTGGATAAAAACCCAGGATGAAAAAGTCGAGACAGAGCGTCAGGCAAACCGACGTATTCTTGAAGCAAGATACGATCTTCTGAATTCCTCAAAAGCCATGTATGAAAAGATTAATAGTCTTTCTGCTGGTGCTGATGACATATTTGCACAAGCGACGATGTCACCCAAAGCTTATGCCGAATGGTCTCTTGAC